GGGGGGGGGTTCTACAGAGGGTTGTGGCTGGATATCATGAGTAGAAGAAGTATGCCAGTTCTGCTTTTGAGCGCAGCCATTGTCTTGTTTTACAGGCTTTAAAAAGCCCATTCATCAATACCTTACCTGGCATTTTGCGCTTACCTGTTAAGTGAGTCTGGATATAGTGACTCGTCGTTCCGGCTTCCTGTGCGAAGGCTTCACGCTCATCCGGAGTAAGTGCAAGCCAGTGCTTTTTGAAATCGAAATGTCCGTTATCGCTCATAGCTATTGCCTGATATTTATTTCAGATAATAAATATTCACCCATAAGGTAACAAAAATCAAGGATAGTTACCTATGGGGTGCATTTACCTGTTGGGTAATATTGCTTTAAATTGAATCATCTACTGATTCATATATGAGGCGATTTTCCAGAAAATGAAAAGTATCCAGGACGTCCGCAGGCAAAATCTCAACGACTTGATCGACCGTGAATTCAATGGTGTTCAGACGCGGATGGCAGAAAAACTTGGAACTCAGGCAAATCTGGTAAACCGCTGGGCTCTTGGCAAGAAGGTTATCGGCGACCAGGTTGCGCGAAAAATTGAAGCTGCCGCCAATAAACCCCGTAACTGGCTTGATATCGATCGCTCGCTTTCTCAGGAAGGTTTTCAGCCTGTCGGCCCAAGCGACATTGGTCAGCTGGCGGCTCACAACCTGGAACGCTGGATGAGCGAAAGCCGCGACCTTTCAACGCAGGGAAAACTTCACCGCGCATCCGGCGTCGCCCAGGTGACAATCAGTCGCCTGTTAAACAATGAGGTCAGCGTTTCCATTTCCACCCTGGAGAATGTTGCATCCGCATTCGGGCGTCACGGATATGAACTACTGATTCACCCGCACGACCCTGCGACTATCAACTATGACCGCTCACGCTACGCATTGTTACCCGAAACCGAGAAAGCAAAGATCGAAAGTTACATTGAATTTGTCATCAACCAGAACGAAAAAAGCAAACAATAAAACTATAGTTTTCAGTAAGTAAGCCGCCTCATGGCGGCTTTTTTATTGCCAGATAGATTACCTTACGGGTAATTTTTTTAACTCATATCTATTGACACCAAACCAAATAAGCATAATTATTACCCCAACGGTAACAGACCGAGGTAACAAGTTATGCAGTGGAAAATCATCAACGGTTGGTACTGCGTTACTGCATGCGGATTCATGAGCTGGAAGTTCCGCACCTTACAGGAAGGCATTAAGTGGGCTTTCGTCAGCAAAGAAGCTCGCGATGTAGCCAACGATAACGAGATATGGGAGGGCTGATAATGAACGTTAATCAGCAGAAAAATCTTCAAAAAATCATGCTGGCATTCGACAAGGACTACCGCCTGTCAGAACAGCTATATGACCGACAAGTTGAACTGATTGAGAGCATCCGACTTCATCAACTGTCCTCAACTTTCGACGTTGTAACAGGCAAAGGCGTTCGTCAGGAAGTGCTGGAGGCTGCTAAAGACAGCCCTGAGTTCGAAGAACTGATGGATGCCTACCGGCGCGAGGCAATGGCAATTATAGCGCGCTGGGATCTGGCGGATCAGCTTGATGGACAGAGGGACGCGGCATGAAACCGGGAATTTATTTCGACATCAGCAACGAAGACTACCACGCCGGTGACGGCGTGAGTAAGTCGCAACTGGACATGGTTGCCAAGAATCCGGCGCTTCTTAAATGGGTTCAGGCAGCACCAGAAGACGAAGAGAAAAAGTCTGCACTGGATATGGGAACCGCATTGCACTGTCTGCTTCTGGAGCCTGGAGAATTCGACAAACGCTTCATTGTTTCACCGAAGTTCGATCGTCGGACGAAACAAGGTAAAGCTGACGAAGAAGCATTTCTTCGTGATGTAGCGGATATGGGGATTACGGTACTTGATGCCGAGCAGTGGCGGAAACTGGAGCTGATGCGTGATAGCGCAATGGCTCACCCGGCGGCACGCTGGATGCTGGAAGCACCTGGTTACTGCGAAGCATCAATGTACTGGAACGATGAAGAGACGGGTGAGTTGTGCCGAATTCGTCCAGACAAATGGCTGAACGAGCACAACGTGATCGTCGACGTGAAAAAGGTTGCAGATATGGACCGTTTTGCACGTCACATCGAGGAATTCCGCTACCACGTGCAGGACGCAATGTACCGCGAAGGCGCAATGAGGGTTACTGGTCAGCCGCATGGTTTTTTCTTTCTTGCCGTGAGCGAAAGCATTGATTGTGGTCGGTATCCGGTACGCGTGTTCGGGCTGGATGCGCCGGATGTCGATGCCGGGCACGCTCTGTTCCGCCGGGATCTGAATACCTATCACGAATGCCGCATCAGCGATGAATGGGGCGGCGTGGAAATTATTAAACGCCCTGAGTGGGCACGCAAACAGGATATGTACGTATGAGCAACGAAATTGCAATCACCAATGATGTGTTGGCTATTCGGGGAATCGATGAAGTTACATGGAGCGCTCTGAAAAACAGTATTTACCCTGGGGCAAAAGATGAATCGGTAATGATGGCAGTCGATTACTGCCGGGCGCGTCAACTCGATCCTCTTCTTAAGCCGGTACACCTGGTACCAATGAGTGTTAAAGACTCGAAGAGTGGAAAGAATGAATGGCGCGACGTGGTCATGCCTGGCATTGGACTTTATCGCATTCAGGCCTACCGTTCCGGCGATTACGCAGGCGCTAATGAACCTGAGTTCGGTCCAGATGTAACACAAACGCTTTCAGGCGTGGAGGTTACCTTCCCTCAGTGGTGTAAGTACACCGTCAGCAAGCGAATGGCAAGCGGGGAAATCGTAGAGTTTAGCGCCAAAGAATACTGGATTGAGAACTATGCAACTGGGGGGCGTGACACATCGGCACCAAATGCCATGTGGAAAAAGCGCCCTTATGCGCAGTTGGCAAAATGCGCAGAGGCACAGGCATTACGTAAAGCATGGCCGGAGATTGGTCAACAAGCCACAGCTGAGGAAATGGAAGGTAAATATATCGACTCACCTGACATTATTGAACGTGACGTAACTCCAAGAAGTCAGGCAAAGCACGGCACAGCATCCAGCATGAACAGTCTGATCAACGCTAAACCAGTGAAAAAGCATGATGAGCAAACGCGTAAAGCGGATAGCCGTGATCCAGAAGAAATGCTGATGGCCTTTACCAGCGCAGCGATGAATTACAGCACTGTCTCCGAACTGGATAAGGCTTACAAATACATTGCACAAAAACTTTCAGATGATGACGAACTGCTGGCAAAAGCCACCGACGTTTACAGCGTTCGTCGGGAAGAATTAAACGAAACATCTATGTAACCACCACCGCGGCGCCACGCGCGCCGCACTGCAACCAAGAGAGGTATTTATGAAAGGTGCATTAGGTAAGAAGGAACTCCTGGCGGTGGTGCCACTGTCATGGAGCACTATCGACCGTATGGAGCGCGCAGGGGAATTTCCTAAACGCTGGTATATCACCGATAAACGCTGCGCATGGAACCGTGACGAAGTTGAGCGTTGGCTTGATGAACGTCAGGCAGCAAGCCCGGCAGAGTTCCAGGGTAAAAAGCCTCCTGTTCAGCAACGTGTATATCGTCCTGTGAGCAACGCTGCATGAGTGCGCTGCTAAGGCACTGGAGCAAATGGTCAGGATGGTACTTATTCCTGGCCTCTGTTTCAGCATGGCTTTATCTGCTGGCATTAATTTTCAGAGAGGGTTGGATTAAGTGAGAAAGTTAAGCCGACTTGAAAAATATCACATGAATAAGGTTTCAATGCGCAGTCCGTCAAAGATTGTCGCCGTTACTCCTGCGGCGATAGAGATCGAAAAACGCGCGATTGAAAGAGAGAAAAAAGGGCAATTCCGCATTGCCGCTCACCTTTGGCTTCAGTGTATGGATGTTGCTTCTGGTGATGTTGAACGTGCAAGGATCGCGGTTCGCAGGGACCAATGTATCACAAAAGGTAACGGCCTTCGCCGTGGCGACTATAGCGGCATAGGATGTTGTGGGGTGGTTTATGACTAAGAAATACACACTAATCTATGCAGATCCACCCTGGGTATACCGGGACAAAGCCGCAGATGGTAATCGCGGTGCCGGTTTTAAATATCCAGTTATGAGTGTGCTGGATATCTGCCGCCTTCCTGTGTGGGATTTTACCGCTGAAAACTGTCTGTTGGCCATGTGGTGGGTGCCAACACAACCACTCGAAGCACTAAAAGTTGTTGAAGCCTGGGTATTTCGTCTGATGACGATGAAGGGCTTCACGTGGATAAAATGTGGTAGTCGACAACCAGATAAACTGGTTATGGGTATGGGACACATGACTCGCGCCAATAGTGAAGATTGCCTGTTTGCGGTAAAGGGAAAACTACCTACGCGCATTAATGCAGGGATCGTTCAGTCATTTACCGCACCGCGGCTTGAGCACTCAAGAAAACCAGATATCGTTCGTGAAAAACTTGTGCAATTGTTAGGCGATGTTTCTCGCATTGAACTGTTCGCCCGCCAGACGTCTCATGGCTTCGATGTTTGGGGTAATCAGTGCGAAGACCCGGCAGTGCAACTACACCCTGGATACGCGTTGGATATTGGCGGATTAACAAATGCATTCAGCAATGCTCAGGTGTCACCAATAGACAACCAGGGGCGGGAGCGTGCAGCATGAACCTATATCAACGCATCAATGGCGCTGACTGGTGCAATATCTTCGTCGTCGGCGATCTGCATGGGTGCTACACGCTGCTGATGAACGAACTCGACAAAGTTTCATTCGACCCGGCGCGCGATTTACTTATTTCCGTTGGTGACCTTGTTGACCGCGGCGCTGAAAACGTCGAATGCCTGGATTTGATTACTATGCCGTGGTTCCGAGCTGTTCGTGGCAACCATGAGCAGATGATGCTGGATGCACTGGTCAACGGCGGAAGTTTCGGACATTGGATGTCAAACGGCGGTGGATGGTGGCACCAACTTGATTCTGAGCAGGATGTGCAACTCAAATACCTTCTGCCAAAGATTACCAACCTCCCGATGATTATCGAACTGGTTACCGGCAATAAGAAGGTCGTCATCTGTCACGCAGACTACCCGCACAACGAATACGCATTCGATAAGCCAGTACCAGAAGAAATGGTGATATGGAATCGTGAGCGGGTTAGCGACGCGCAGGACGGTATTGTCTCGGAGATAACCGGTGCCGATTTGTTCATCTTCGGTCATACGCCAGCACATCACCCACTGGTGTATGCAAACCAGATGTACATCGACACCGGCGCAGTGTTCTGCGGAAATCTGACGCTTACCAAAGTCCAGGAAGGATAGAATTATTTATTACTGTCTTCCATCCACCTCTCAAACTTCGACGGGGAGAACGGAATCAGATCCGTATGCTCCCCGTCAATCCATGAATCAATCATATCGGCCCACTGCTGCAACATGTAGGCGCGCTGTCTGGCGTATTCCGCTTTGTTATATACGGCGCGCACACCTTTCTGCTCATGTGCCAGAGCCTTTTCAATCCAGTCTGAAGGATAACCAGCCTCATGCAACAACGTACTGGCTGTACGGCGCATATCGTGTACGGTGAAGCCCTGAATATGCTCACCATCTTCATTTATTATTTTCACCGTTCTGTCGATCAGAGAGTTCAGCGCGGCATTAGATAATGGCTTCCGGAAATTGTAACGACCAGGAACCAGATATTCACTTCCACCAGCGCACATCTGCAACCCAACCAATATATCCTGTGCCTGTTTAGGCAGGTAAATAACGTGCGCCCGGCTTCCCTTCATGCGGTCTGAAGGAATTGTCCATGTCCATTTTTTAAAATCTATTTCATCCCACGTTGCATTGGTGAATTCGCCTTTACGAACCATAGTGATAAGCACCAGCTTTAAAGCCATTTTCATAGTGCCCATAGCACCAATGGCATCCAGCGTGCGGAAGAACAGGCCAATTTCTTCTGGTGTCAGTGTTCGCTCTCGTGGTTTAAATATGGCGATAGACGAAGGTTTAATGTCAGCCGCAGGATTAAACAAACCATGACCACGGTCATTGGCGTGACGGTATACGCTGCTGATGCTCTCCCTGGCCTGTACTGCTGTTGCCCGACCACCGCGTTCGACAATCCGGTCACACAAATCACGAACCATCGATGTGGTAATTTCAGCCATCATTTTGTTACCAAGAACAGGAAGTATGTCACGGTCGATCACCGCCTGCTTCATTGCGCGGGTACTGTCAGCCAGGATGACGTGTTTCATATAACTGTCGGTATGTACCGCAAACGTCTCGGCACCACGAATCTTTTTGATACCGTCACGTTTAGCCGCAGCCGGTGACTGGCCTGCTTTAAGCAGCTTCTTTGCAGCAATCAGTTCTTCTCGCGCTTCTGCCAGGCTGATACCGTCACGCCCATACTGCCCGATTACCAGTGTTTCGCGGCGACCGTTGATACGGTAGTCATAGCGAAACGAGACCGTGCCTGACGTAAGCACAGCTACATACAGCCCGTCACGATCGGAGACCTTGTACAGTTTGTCCTGCGGCTTGAGGTTTTTTAATTTTGTATCGGTAAGCACAATTCACCCGTATAGAAACCATTTTCATGACGGTATGAGAGTATACCTTTAAGGTAATACCGTCACCTGTACCGACGAAAAATATGGTGTAGAGTGAATAGAAATGAATACATAAAAACAAAAACCCTCTGTAAAAACAGAGGGTTAAATTAGTATCTGAATAGGAATGAGTTGCTATGAGTTAGCTGTTAATCATTCCCACTCAATGGTAGCTGGCGGCTTGCCGCTGATGTCATACACCACGCGGGAAATACCGTTCACTTCATTGATAATGCGGTTGGAAACGCGACCGAGGAAATCGTACGGCAGATGCGCCCAGTGTGCGGTCATAAAGTCGATGGTTTCGACAGCACGCAGAGAGACAACCCAGTCATACTTACGACCATCGCCCATTACGCCAACGGAACGTACCGGCAGGAACACAGTGAACGCCTGGCTGACTTTGTCGTACAGGTCCGCTTTACGCAGTTCTTCAATGAAGATGGCGTCAGCACGGCGCAGCAGGTCACAGTACTCTTTCTTCACTTCACCCAGAACACGAACGCCAAGGCCTGGTCCCGGGAACGGGTGACGGTACAGCATGTCGTACGGCAGGCCCAGCTCCAGACCAATCTTACGCACTTCGTCTTTGAACAGCTCTTTCAGCGGTTCAACCAGGCCCATCTTCATCTCTTTCGGCAGGCCGCCCACGTTGTGGTGAGATTTGATGACGTGTGCTTTACCGGTTGCAGACGCCGCAGATTCGATAACGTCAGGGTAGATGGTGCCCTGCGCCAGCCACTTCACGTCTTCCAGTTTCAGCGCTTCTTCATCGAATACTTCAACGAAAACGCGACCGATGATTTTACGTTTTGCTTCCGGATCGTTTTCGCCAGCCAGCGCTGACAGGAAGCGATCTTCTGCCGGTACGTGAACAATGTTAAGACCAAAGTGATCGCCAAACATATCCAGAACCTGCTCTGCTTCGTTGAGGCGCAGCAGGCCGTTGTCGACGAATACGCAAGTCAGGTTTTTACCGATAGCGCGGTGCAGCAGCATTGCGGTTACGGAGGAATCCACACCACCAGAGAGGCCGAGGATGACTTTATCGTCGCCTACCTGCTCGCGGATGCGAGCTACAGCATCGTCGATAATTTTCGCTGGCGTCCACAGGGCTTCACACTGGCAGATATCACGCACAAAACGCTCCAGCATGCGCATACCCTGGCGGGTGTGAGTCACTTCCGGGTGGAACTGTACGCCATAGAAGCGTTTTTCTTCGTTAGCCATAATGGCAAACGGGCAGCTTTCGGTGCTGGCTACGGTGATGAAGTCGGACGGAATAGCGGTAACTTTATCGCCGTGGCTCATCCAGACATCGAGCAGCGGTTTACCGTCTGCGGTCAGCGCATCTTCGATACCGCGAACCAGTGCGCTGTCGTTTACGACTTCAACCTGCGCGTAGCCAAATTCACGTTCGTTAGAGGCTTCAACGTGACCGCCCAACTGCATTGCCATGGTCTGCATGCCATAGCAAACGCCGAATACCGGTACGCCTGCTTCAAAGACATACTGCGGCGCACGCGGACTGTTTTCTTCAGTAGTACTTTCCGGGCCGCCGGAAAGAATAATGCCGCTTGGATTGAAGTCACGAATTTGTGCTTCTGTCACATCCCACGCCCACAGTTCGCAGTAAACACCCAGCTCACGCACGCGGCGCGCAACCAGTTGAGTGTACTGAGAACCGAAGTCCAGAATGAGGATGCGATGCTTATGAATGTTTTCCGTCATTGACGCTTATTCCGAGGCAAGTGAAACAGATAATATAAATCGCCC